CTTCTGCGACTAACGAATAATACACCGCGCCGCTGCTTACAACCTCTGATGCCGTGGCACTTTCTGCCACCGTCACCGCAAATGCCGCCTGTGCCGCGCACTGTTCCGATCCCGCTACACTTTCCGAAACATTGCAAGCAAAATTCACAAGGGCGCTTACCTGCTCCGAGCCCTGCGCCTGTTCCACTACCACACAACCAAATTGAACCTGTGCCGCCGTTGTTTCAGATCCAGTTGCAGACTCACTAACTGCAGCGCCGTATACCACCTGTCCTACCACCGCCTCCGAAGCTATTGCTGTTTCGGCAACGGACGAAGCGTAAACAACATTCGAGCTTGGGGTATCTAGAGCCGACGCGGTATCAGAGGCTGTGCGGTCATATACTGAACACCCCCAGCCTGCTTGTCCCCACGTACCACTGCTCCATCCACCCTCGGGCACACCTTACCCCGCCGTCAGTTGGTCTTCCTCAAACCACCGCTCTTGCTGTACCCCTTCTGCGTCTGTCCATGCGATTAAATAGGAAATTACCCCGTCCTCATTCATCCGCATTGCAGTTACTGGACCAGAAGGAACAACTACCTTCAGCGACACCACATCCCCTTTTTTAAACGCTGCCATGGTCTTCTCCTTACGCTGCATCAAGGCTGAATGTGTACGTCACATTCAACACATCGCCGGAAACCACTGCACGATCCCCCGGAGATTGGAAATCAGAGGCGGAAAACAACACACCCGAGGTGCCCGTCGCTACATTCGTCAAAAAAGCTCCCGCAATCGTAGTCGTACCATTCATCGTAAACTGAGAAGGCGACGCGCTGTTGGTGATGACCGAGGGGTCTGCGGTAGTCGCCGCGCCAAAAGTCACTGCCTTGCGGTTACCTGTGTAGGCCGTATCCTCTGTCCATCCAATGTGAGAGGCAAGCGTATCGCCCGCAGCAAACGAGGTGCCAGAGGCGGGGCCCTGAACCAAACCGAGATACCAAGCAGCAGTGTAGCCCGAGCCGCTAAAGTACTTATCGTTCATGTCCTTTAAGCCCTGATTAACCACCAGATTTGGGAATTCCTCCGCCCATTTCAGGTTGCCCTGCTGGTCAAAACACTCCATCCGAAAGACTCCGCCTGCTATCGCCTTTGAGCGAACACTTGCTTGTCTCTCAACGACACAGGACACCGTGTCCTCTGCATGTGATTTTTCGATCTGCATAATGCCCTCTACACTAGTTTGATCAAAGCAAAGGTTGGGTTAGCCGCCGGAAGGTCCAACACAAAATTCTCATTGACCGTTGTTTGGTTCATCCCAAAATTCAATACAAACATCGCCTTATTGGCTTTGCTGCTGTTATAAATCAATGCCCCAGCCGTTGTAAACGAAGTTCCCGCCCATGTAGGATTGTCAAAACTTACGTAAGCAATCCCATTGCCTTGGTTCACCGTCACATTCGTCAGCGTCAGACCCCCTGCTGTATACCCCGTCCCAGATACCTCATTGGTCGTTGAATATACGGTGGTATCCGGACCTAACGTGGCCAAACTCGTGTACAAGGCAATCTTTAATACATCCGTATCAAGATCGTGTTCGCCCAGCAATAGCTGTCGCTTAAAACTTGTTGTCCATGTCTGCGTGATTGCCATTAGCGCACCGGATACTTGACTTGACCATCACGATACGTATCGCCGCGCTGCTTACCATCACCAAGCTGCTTCAACAGCGATAACGCTTCCTTGTACTTCGCGTCATATAACGTCATCAAGTCCTGCTCACCTTTCATAAAGGTGTACGCCTCTACCAGACTTCCATACAACAACGCTGAATCAAAATTGTCACCCAACCAAGTATTGTCCGCCGTCACTATCGACTCCGGATAATAGTAATAATGCAGTTCTACATCATACGACTGATCTGGCGTAGGACCTAAAATCAATGACAATTCAGTGTTCAAATTAATCAGTGGCCCAAAAATAGCGTAATACTTGGGAATTGCTTGATACGACCCGGATGGAAACACCTCACGAATGAAGTTCACATCCTTGTTTAACAAGTACACATAGTCATTATCGTCATTGATAACGGCTAACGAGTACACCGACAAAAAATCACTTGGGGTAGTCAAATACTTGTTACCCGCCGTCAGGTTACCTTCCACATTCTTACGAAGATTAGCCAACTGAACGGTGTTGTAAATGCGCTGCTCAGCCTGACGAACAATTGTCTCAAGCTGGACCGAAGAAAACTCGTTCTCCGTGTAATCCTGAATAGCGTAGGTCAACTCTGCATAATTCATGATATGACCACCGTTACATTGTTCAAAACACCCGCTGCCGTTAATGGCTTTGCTACTGGAGCAGGTTGCATCCCTATTGATGCAATTGTGGAATCCCCACCCTGCCAAACTGATACTCGCACCGTAGAAACCACATCTGGGCGCGGCTCATACACAGCAATCGGCTCATTAATCCCACGTTTTGGCTCAAGTTGCGGGTGCTTTGGTTCATAGCACTCCTGACAAACCTTGAACCCCGTCCATTCCTTCTTCAGTTCATTCAGCTTGAACCGCTGACCACACTGATCACATATAGCTAACGAGTATTTGCCTGTTGCATACCCCGCCATATCAATATCCTACGTCAGGCGTTAAATACACACTAGCAATATCTCGATCTTCCTGTGCCGCACGAGCAAATTCTTCCTCGTACAGTTGCTTTAATACCACCGTACGCTCAGGCGCTTTTTTCAACGACAAGTAATACGCCAATCCTGCTGCTAAGCAAGGCAAAAATCGGAAAACTACATCTGCGGTGTTGATGTATTCGCCCACATCTTGAATACGACGAACAGCGTAATACCGAAAGATGTACGGCTCTGAGTTATCTGGAGCCGGATAAACAAAAAGCTTTGGACTACTTGTACGTTGAACGTAATACTGCGCAGGACGCGCTTGCGTATTCTTATCAGGCAAATGCAGATATTCGTTTTGGCTGATGCGGTCAATCGTAATGTCTTGCTGCGTTTGACCAGACCCCGTACGAATCACAGCCGATAAGACGTTAACAGTGTCGGAAGGCAGCGTATATTCAGCCTGCCCAAATACCATAGACACCTGACGTTGCTCAATCGTCCATAGGTTCAACCCACGGTTCGCCCACTCCAGAAACAACAAATTTAAAGACCGACGAGCGGTCTTCATATCGTAGCCGTCGCGGTTTTCTACCCCGCAACGCTCATACGCCTCTTCAATTAGATCATCAAACTCTAAATTGAAGGTAGTTGTTCCGGAGGTTGCCATTTAGCATCCTTTTTTCTTGGCTATGCCGCCCGAAGCATACTTAGTACCCTTCGAACCACCAAACCTACTCTGATTCAGCCCAGCTTTGCCACTGTGCTTGACGTTAGGAGGGCGTACTTCTTTAATCATCTTGCCAATATCTGGATCACGACGATCTGGGGTAACCGCATCACCTACACGATTAATGCTGCCACCTTTGCCAAAAGTCATACCTTTACTGGTCTTACTGAACTTCTTCGCCACTTTGACAGGGATGCCAACTTTTTTCGCAAAAGCTGGACTATGCGCTGCCGCATCCATCAACTTCTTCTGTTTTGCGCTTTTAGCTGGCATTTTTGGTTTCCATCAATCGGTCAAGTTTCAATTCCAATCTATCTAACCGGTCCAAAACACGGTTGATATCCGTATGGACCTGATCCCTTGTCACATACTCTTTGGCCATCTCTTCACGAGTGCGATTGATCAGCACCTGTAGGCGATGAACTTCGGCCGACTTTTCTTTCAGAATCCACCCAATCAAGCCAAGGGAAACTGAAAGCACCGTATTCCATACCATGACTTCCATTTCAGCACTTCCACCGTTTTCTGGCCTGCCGCAACCGACTATTCGGGTCTGCCGCAGCCTTTGGGAATTTCTTCATCTGACCTTCACTACGAGCGCAATAGGACTTCCTTCGAGCCGCACGAGCGGCTGAAGGCTTGTCCTCTGTAACTGCCGTCTGCAACTTACTGCCGGGGTTGGCACGACGATACGCAGATACGCCCTGTTTCGTCATTCCGGCACCGGTCTTAGTCGGGCGAAAATTGCCCGACTTGACCGAAGTTGCAATAGGGTTTTCGCGCTTTCGCGGCATGATTAGCAGATACGCGTCTTCTTGCCACGCGCAGCGCCATTGCCACGCGATTCAACCATCTGAACCATGCCACCGTCCTTGTAACCCATGGCCATCTTCTTGCGAGGACTGACCATGCCACCTGCGGCATAACCCATCATCCCGCCGCCCATTTTTTTCATAGGCATCGAGTCCATAGACAGCATGTCGTCGCCCGCCATGCCTTTTTTGGTGGACTTGGCCAATTTCATGCCCTTATCCATGCTCATGCCGGACTTCTTCCGGCGCTTGTTCATTTTCATCATCATGATTTGATCCTTTATGCCCAGAAGAATGTTGCCGAAATGACAGTCGTAAGATCAGCGTATGCCCCGTTTTTAAACAAAATACCGTCCTCCGGTAGTGACATATAAATGGCACTACTGCCCGCAGGAACGTCTATTCTGTACAGAGTGGTACCACCGTTGCCGTCCGTAATCCGGACAGAACCTACCCCTGCATCAGGAGAGACATAGACCGCCTTAATACGGGTGCGGCCAGTAAAAATGGCCCCATCCGTCGTGCGGTAGGTACTCTGTAAATCGCTCATGTATCCCATGGCGACCTCCTAGTTAATAGTTAAAGTGCCCGCACCTGTGGCTGTAACAGCTTTAAATAGTATCTGTGCCATCTGTTTGCTCCGGTTCTGGTGCGTCTAGCCTGTTAATGAGCATCTTGTACGCTTGGATTGTGGCCTGAGACTGAATTAAAAAGGTTTGAGCCTTCTGTGCTTCAGTCTCAAGGTCACGAATCTCAGTCTCCAAGAATTCCTTGGTGATCTGCATATTAAGCTGCGCTAGAACACATGATGAAGTAAGGCGTACCGTCTGATGCCACGACTCTTAAAGTCTTAGCAATAGTGGCAGTACTTGTTACAAACAAGGCTGCGGGGATGTTAAACAAGTTAGCCACCGTGCCAGTACCGCTGTTCGTAAAACGAATGAACGAAGCATTTGTCCAAGTGCCGCCAGAAGCAAAGTTAGAGTCAGCTTGAATAGCTGCAATCGTGCCGCCGGGATTTGTGGACGTACCCCCTAAAGTAGCGCGAAGAGCATTACCTGCTCCAGAAATAGTGCCAGAGCCGTTGATGCTCAAGCTAATGTGAGCGCCATTAACAGTACCGCCAGTAGCTGCGCCAGCGCCTGTGACTTGAGTCAAGGCACGGTAAGTTTCGCCAGAGCCAGTGGATGTAAAAGCTAAACGCTGATAAGACAGGCGTGTATCGCCAGTGGCGGCAGAAGTCGTAACATACGATTCAGATACATTGCCAGCGATGGTTTCAACGAGCGGAGAAGCGGCTGTTCCAG